TCAAAACCCGTATTAAAATCATCGTTGAAATCTTCGTTGAAATCACCATACAAACTACAATATCGCACACCATCGCTGTATATTATCGTTACCACTTGCTTTAGTAGTGCCGTTACAGTAAATGGTACGCTCATCGGATATTCGTGCCTTATCGCTCTATCCTTAATACCTATCATTTCATCGGTCTGTGAAAGTGGTGCAAACACGGTGTCTGAATAATCGTAGTAAACAAGGAACTCAACCTCTTCGCCACCTGCCAATGTATATTTGCACTCGAGCAAATGATTCATTGCCGTTACCGTTTTTGCTTCCGTCGCCAAGTCAACAATAGGGAAAGCCGAACGGAATAGCTTGTGCACGAAGTCCAACGGTATGTAACCTCTCATTTTAGCTATCGGCACACTTACGCCGTTAACTTCAAAGGATTCCATTACACCGCTCCCCGTGTCAATAGCTTCAATTAAAGATGATGGATATATGTTCATATTGGTATATTTTTTCAATAAATATAAATGTCAGAGGTCAAGTCTTGGCGAAGAGCAACCTTTATTTTTTCGATATATTTTGGCAACATTTTTGTTTTCGCCATTTCAACCGCTGGAAGTGGCTTGATTCCTAATTTTGCAATACTACGACCAATTAAATATGCAAGCTGGTCAAGTGTCGGTATCTTTCCGTTTTTCAGTGCGTAAGGCTTCACAGGCTTGATTTGTATCCATTCTTTGATTTTCTCAAGTGGTGGAAATTTACCTCCTGCCTTCCGTCCATTTTCTACATATTTCCAATGTTCAGCAAGGTTTAGGTAGCAAATAAACTGCGTCCCATTAGCCGTTACGGTAAACGAAGCGGAATTAATCAACTCGCCACTTGCTGGCTTCTTATTCGCCTGCAATATGCGTATATATTCGTCTAACACCGCCTTTGAGTATTCTTCGAGTATCTTTGTCGTTCTTTCAAAATCCGCCATTGTTCATTTGTTTTTGTTGTTCTATTCGTCTTCTTTGCTCCTCGTTCTTGTCTCTCGTGTAGGCAAGTATATTAAACGTTTCAATTATTGGTTGTGCAAATGTTTCGTTCATACTTTGCCGTTTCGTTTCGCTCACAGTATCGACAACGGAAATCCAACCCCACCTGTCGCCAAACGTTCCCACCACTGTATCAGCTCCTTCGCTTTCGTCTTCTCCCCCTCGCTCGTTAGTGTCGATATTGAGCAGTGTAGCGTATTGGCGATTAATTTCGCAAATCTTTGCAAAAAAAAAGCGTTCAAACCTAATGCCGTACATATCGGTAGGCGTTCAATGTCTTTCTTAACCTCCAAGAAATCCGCCTCTCCATATTTCTCTCCTTTGGGTACTAATAGCGTTGATAGCACGTTAGCGAGGTTCTTTCCTTGCTTCATATACTCTTGGAAGTCAATATATTGTGCCGTTGTTATCTTGGTAACGTCATTCGTGATAACATACACACGTTCGTTTATTTTGACGGTGTTGCTCTTTATTTGTTCTATTTCTGGCTCACGCATCAAGAATACCGTCTTTTTGGCAAGGTCGTGATAAACACTTATAGGCAAGTCTTCTACCTCTTTCGTAGTTTTCCCTGTCAACACGGAAACCATTTGTATTTGTTTCTCAATATCGTCCGTGTCGCTTTCCGCTATCTTGCTCAAATGCTCATACATTTGTAGCGTCATTTCCTTGTAACTTGTTATCATCATTTAGCTATATCTAAAATTTACTTGCCGTTGAGCGTATTCCGAATATAAACCATACCTCCACGCATCGCAAAAGTGGTCGTAGCCGTCTATCGGTGTATCCGTAAATTCGTCATTTTTCTTCTCCCACGTGTAATTTCTCATCTCCTTTATTCCATTTACGCTCCTTTTTGTAACGAATATTTTCCACCCCTTACACCAGAGTATTTGCGGTGTTTTCTTCAATTTCTTGTTGCAATCCCGAATGTTATAACCTGCCTTTCTTATGCTTCCAATCGCTTTCACATCGGCACAGTCGCCATATATCACGGTATCCTTGCTCACTCCTATTTTCTCAAACTGGTCCTTTAAGTCTTCATTCAGCAAGCCCGAACGGTACAACACCTCATCAATGTAAACCTCTTTTTTATTTTTGTCAACCGCCAGTTCCACCAAACAAGTCGGGTCGTGAAACCCAAAATCTAAACCATACACACGTGGCAAATGTTCAGGCAATTCGTCCACCTGTTCAAAGTCGTAAATCAACCCCTCAAGCGTGCCTATTTTACCCTCACCATACACCTTCCACCAATTCGCATCGCCCTTGTTGCTCTCTATTTCCGCCACTTGTTCCTGCGTCAGAAATTCGTTATCTTGATACGTAGAATGTATAGCCGTGCATCGCTCTTGTACTTCTATCTTTTCGTTGGCCCAAAACGAACGAGTTGGGTTGTAGTCGTAAAACACTCGGTATCTTGTTCTTACAAACAACTGACGTGCTATTTCGTATTTGATGTTTTGGCACTCGTTTATGAAGATATCATCACGGCTCGCTCCGTGTACCTTACCTGCGTTATCAGCGCTAAAGAACTCGAATGCCGTCCCGTTTTGCCACACATACGTTGAGGTTGTTTCCTTCCAACACGCCTCACACCAAAGCCCCTCAGCTTCCATTATCGTCTTGAAATCTCGTATCGCACCTCGTCTCAGATGTGGGTACGTTTCCGATACAATAGAGATTATCTTTGGCGTTTCTTTTCTCTTCATTGCATTGACTTGACGAATAATTAGACATTGCATAATAGAGAAAGTCTTACCACTACGAGTACCGCCACACATCGCAATGTATCGCTTATCGCCCCGTAATTCGTGCAGAAACCGTTTACCTACTTTTGTCAGCTTCATACGTTCTCAATGTCATCTTTTAGCTCGTTGTCGTCCGTCACTATTCTAAGCGTAGGCGTTGTGTCTTTCGTTTCGATTTTCTCGCTATAACCACGTGCTGCAAACTTTCTACCAAGATACCAACGAATACTCTGTCCATCACCGTCATTCAGTAGCTTTAGTAGCTTCGTTTCCGCAAGGTCGCCACACGCCTCCTGCTCGTTAATTAAAGCCTGCCGTGTCGCCTCGTTTTGGTTGACGTACTTCAAAGCCGTATTTCTGTCTATCCCAAGACGTTTAGCTATGGTAGTCATAATACCAAATGAGCCTTTAATTGCCGTCAGTATCTGCTCTTCCGTTAGTATTATTGTACGCCTTCCCATGCCGTTTGTTAATTTTGTGAATTGATTATCTTAATATTTATCTGCTTTGTTTCCATTATTTCTTAGCTTTTTTCTTTGTCGGTTTCGGTTGTTCTTCTTGTTCCGTTGTGGTTGCCTCTATTTCGGCTTTTTTCTTGAAATACAACGCTCCTAAATGTTTAAATAATTCCAAAATACAGCCTGCACAGTTATAATTCAAAGACAAAGGCTTTGTTTCCGCATTTGCAACGTATATCCGCTCCAAAAGCTCTAAATGCTTGTGTGGTTCGTTTTTTACCCAGTCGCTTTTAGCACGCTCAAACTGCGTTTCAAATGGTTTTAGTAGTTCAAAATCCTCGTTAGTCATATCTGTATAGTGTTTAAATTAATCCTTTAGCCTGCAAACGTCTGAGTGTAAAGACATCACACACTGGTATTTCCTTCTTCGCCTCGTTGCACGTCATTCCGTAATGCTTCAGTAGTCGCTCAAATGGAGCTATCCAGCCCAAATGGTCGGTTTGGTTGTGCGTTTTGTGTAGTGCCGTTGATAGCATCTTCTTATTTTGCCGTGAGTTCAGATGGTTAACCTCAACGCCTGCATTTACCACACTATTTCCTCGCCGTAAGTGTTGCACGTAAAACCATACATCATCAGCCTTTGGCGATAGTTTCATAAGCACATCAGTATTGTGTACCTCCTTGTCAAAGCAACGAGGTGGATAAACCACACCTTTGAAGCCTTCAGGAAACATTTTATCCATTCCGCACATTTGACGGAATGGATAGCAGGCAAAATGCGCCTGTGTGTTGAGGTCGCTAATCACACTGTCAGGGTTTCGCTCTAACGTCTGGAGATAGCGAAATACTACATCTCTATCGTATATCCTATCATTGTCTATCGTCATTATATGCTCGTTCGGGAAGTCTTTCAGAGCGTATAAAAGTTTCGTTGCAGGACCAAAATCTTTCTTGACAACGTGTATTGTAACTGGCAAGCCTTTCAATTCGTTGTGGTATTCCGTAACGTACAAATGTATTCCGTCTGGTTTAGCGTAACCAGATAGGATTGATTCAACCGCTGGACGACAATATCGGAGCTGTGATGGTAGCGATGTAAACGAAATAATCATATTTTATTTATAAAACGTTCGACATACTCTTTAACCGCCTGCAACAAGCCACGTAGAGTGGTCGTGAAGAAAGCGAACAGACAAACCACAACGATAGATGCAAGGCTAAAGCTATCAGCGAAAATAACGTAAAACAAACCCGTCCAAAACGTCATACATTGACTACACGAGAACGGTTTAAGGCTTGGCATATTGCTTTCGTGGATTTTCAGCAACTTCGCCAGCCCGTGTCTAATCTCGGCTACGATTCCCGACAAGTCGCAAATATACACCCAAATCAAGGCGATAAATAATATTTTACACATCAAAACAATCATATCCATATTTTATTTTATATCGTTGGAAATATAGCGACAAATATACATAAATGCAAATTTTAACAAAAAAAGTGCAACGGAATCCTCACGCTGCACTCCCTATGAAAAGAAAAAATCAACAGACAAATTTAAGAAAATAATTTCAGACGCCAAAAGAACGGTAAAATAAATCTTGCTCTCTCGCTCTGTCGGTATCTTTTGCGTGGACAAGAACTATCTTCGATGTTTCTGGGTCAAAATAACGAAAAGAGATAACAATAGAAGGCAAGACAATCCGATGCTTATTTTCCACGCTAACGGCAAGTCATCTTTCGTTTTCGTGGTCGTTTTGCTCTCTCCTTTTATTTTTGTTTTCTCTTTCTCTTGCTCTGTCGTTGCCGTTTCCACCCGTTGCCCCGTAACCTCAACCGTTTGTTTTATTTCCGTTGTCCTTAGTTTTTTCCCTGCGTTGGGCAAACGCTTGCCGTTGAGTATCGAATCCAGCTCGGAAAATGTCAAACTATCGTCTATCTGCACCGAAATAGTAAAGATATTTCTACTCGTTGTGTCTTTGGTTGTTACCTGTATCGTGCGCTCCGTTTGCGTTTTTGTTACGCCTGTCGTGTCTTTTACCTCACGGACAATAGTTTTATGCGTTTTGCACGAAATCGCCAAAAAACACGCTAAAAATGCAAAATAAATGGTGTATTTCATTTTATGGTTATATAAGAGCGTTTGCCTTGCTTTTCCTCTTCTTGCAACAAATATACTATCTTTAGCTCGAAACGAGTACTTTCCGTTATCGTTCCGATACTGTTATTCATGCCCAAGCCGATACAGCCGTGAGATTCTATTGCGGTGTTCAGGCGGTGTATGCGGATACCGTCAAAGCCTTTCACGTTCAACAAGATAGGCAAAATACGTTTAAATTTGTTTGAAAACGTCAATTTTACTTCGTATTTTCCCGTCGGTATGGCGGTTTCACCAAACACTTTCTTGCTCATTATTTCGTCTTCGCTCATTGCCTGCGTTAGTCCCCTGTCTTTGTCTTCGAGGCTCATGGAGAAAAATACGCCGTCAATGGTTACTTCGCCAAGCGTGTAGGTGTCTTTCTTGTATTTTCTGTCGAGTACTATTTCCATTATTCTATCTGTTTTCCAACGCCTGTATTTGCTTCCGTAAGTCAAAATTTTCCTGCGAAAGTTTTAGAATTTCACTGCTATTTTTTTTCTTCAAGTCTATTATTTCTCGTTGCATCTTGTCGTATTTGTCCGATAAGTCTTTGTATCGCTCGTTGCAATCTTTAATTACATCTTGGTACGCCTTGACGATTTCGTCAAAATTTGCCGTTTTCTTGCTTTCGTTTTCCACCCTCGAAGCCTCAACCTCTTGCTTTAATTTCTCCAACTCTGTGGAAAAACGCTTTTCTGAGTATTTCCTTGTGGTTAGGTACGTAAATACCGACAACGCCAAACCCGAGCTTATTGCGACAATGATAATATCTTTCATCTACATCTTTATTTTGATGTAAATATAAAATATTTTTCCAAATCGCTAAATTTTTCCGCCAGAAACATACGGGATAGTGTGTATTCGTTCGTTTGAATCAACAAGGTTTTTCTCAAATCCCTTGTGGTTCTTGCGTTTCATCACTTTTTCAAATTCTTCGTGAGCATTGATAAGGCTGATTTTACGGACAATTTCCCGTATCTCGTTGAGGTCTGTCGCCTTGTGTAGTGCAACATTCAGCCGTCTAATTTCTTCTATATCCTCTTCGTTCTGCTCAATTCTCTTCATTTTCTTCTTGTGTTCTAAATACCATTCTCTGCTTGATATAACCTCACACGCCTCGCATTGCCGTCTGTAATAGGCTTTCGCTCCTGCATAAGGAGCTATACACCTGAACTTGCTGAGCGGCAACGTTTTGCCACACCTCACACAAACTTTCTTTTCTACTCTCATATATCTTTTATTAATTTGTTAAAATCCGCCAAGCTCTTGATGCTTATTTCCTTTAGTTTGCCGTACTGTTCGAGCGAAGCATCGCTGACCACGCCGTATTTTTGATAGCATTCAATGATTCCGCAGGCACAGCCAAGTAACATATAGTCTGCGTCTCTCTTTCGTTCCAAAGCCTCTGCAAGGCTTTCTGTTTTCGTTTTTTCTTTATTTTCCATAGTTTTAAATATATTCGTTAAACATTCCGTTAGCTATATCTTCTATTATTTCATTTTCCAACGCCGTGTATTTGTTCTTTTCCCACGTTACATCGGTTACACACTCACTTTCTTCAAATCCGTCAATGTATGTCTTTTCTGTGTGTATAGAGAAATCGACATCTTTATCTATCTCTTCTACGTATCTTTCCTCACTGTATAGCGTCATAACTACATCCTTTTATTGTTTTTTCTAAATTCCCTATCAAGTCCGTACACGAATAGAGCTATTCCAATGGTGCAAATGCTCATTGCTACTATTCTCACGGCTACCGTATCCGTGTGGTCGAATAAGATAGGAGGAACGAGAACGAGCAAAAAGCCGATTATTATTGCCGTTGTGTTTTTCATAGTTTTTCATTTAAATAGTCGTTAATTATTCCAATAAATTCATCGAAGCTCCTACATACACAATACTTGTAGCCTTGTTTTGTTACGGCTTTTTCAAACGTTTGTTGGTTTTCTGATTGCCTGCCTGTTGCCGTTTTCATCTCCACAAATAAGCCGTGAAAGCCTTGCCTTGCAACGTATAGGTGTATATCGGCTTCGCCAGCGAGTAAGCCTTCTGCCTTTAATATTCTCGCCTGTATGACGCTCGTACACACTCCGTTAGACGAACTACCGAAAACATTCCGATATTCTGGATATTGGTACAAAAACCATCTTACGCAGGCTTGTTGTATTTTGCTCTCTTCGTGTCGCATAGTTTTAATTTTAGTATTTGTCATTTATTTATAGGCAAATATACAACCTTTTTTTGGAAAACAATACTTTTTTGAAATTATTTTGAAATTATTTTAAAACTTTATTCTTGTAAATCGCATACGCTCCTGCGGTTAGTACTCTTTCCGCATTCTCCGCCGTGATATACTTCGCTTCTATCCACATCGGACGATTTTTCGCATCTTTGGCGAAATTTACGGAAAAATACTTGTGTTCGCCGTTGTAGTTACATTCTCTTACATCTTCGTATGTAAATAGCGGAATATCTACCTTTACTTGATTTACCACTAAATTGACCGTAATCGCTCCGTATTTCTTCTTCTTTCCGTCTATGATTTCCGTTATCGAATCAAGGAATTGCTGACGTGTCATTTTGTTTTCCGTTACCCGCTTATCTAAGATGCGAAAGAACGACACCGCTTCTTCTTCCGTCTTAAAATCACGGCTAAAAGCGTTAGTCAGTGCCTTAATACCAGCCATTCTGACCTCCTGCGTTAATGGTATGTCGTTCCTGTATGCGGAAATGCCTAAGCATTCGTCTTTGTCATTTCTCGCCAAAAGAGCCGGCATCGTTTGACTCAACGATATTTCTGATTGTTTCATTTGAAAGTTTTGCAGTATTTGTGAAATTTTTTCCATAGCTATTTTTTTTGTAATTATTTTCCCTTTTCTCCCACGTTGCCAATCTACTGCTCAGCAACCACGTCTTTTCGAGTTCAAAACGCATCTTTGTATTTTTTTGGTTTGGCTCGCTCCAATACTGGTAGAATGCGTTAAGCATCTCTCTGCTGTATTTGTTCGCATATTTCCGCATCTCATCTTGTAGCTTATCTCTTCTTGCTTCTATTGCTACTGTCGCTACTGTTTTTTTTGTTGGCGTTGGTGCGGTTGCGTTAGCAACACTACTAACATTTACATTT